ATGGCGCATGTTACCCTCCGGGGTGAGGACACATGTCAGGAGGACGGGCGAAAGCACGGCAGGGGTTCCACCCCCTGCCGTACTCTGCTATGCAGCGCACTTGGTCTGCATCCCTCGTCGCCCGCCCACATGACACGTGCAACACATGATAGCACTTGATGGAGGGTGCAGCACTAGCCACACCCTCCACCCTAACCCTGCGGGGTTAGACCGTGAGCTGGGCGAGGCGCTGCTCGCACAGGTCAATCATGGCAAGCAGCTCGTCCGACACGAACGGCTCCTTGGGCGGCACGCCTTCCTCGGGCTTGCCCTTGGTGCCGTCGCGCAGCACGATCATCTGCTTCCTGAGCTTCTCCAGCTCCTTCTTCTCCGAGCGCTCCGGCGTGTTGTGGGCGGGGCACACGGCGTCGATGACCTCGTCCTCGGTTAGAGGCGTGTCGCTCTTCTTGGCGGCACGGGCGATGGCGACGAAGGCATCCTGCATGTTGCCCTTGTAGCGCCCCTCGCCTTTGAGGTTGGTGACGGTGACACGTGCGTCGTTGAGCACCTCAGGCAGATCGTTGTGCTTGATGGCAGCAGCGATGACGGTCCGCACCTCGGAGCAGCGCACGGCGTGCGCCTTGTCCGAGCCGAAGCCCTCCTTGCCGCCGATGACGGTCACATCGGCGATCTTCTTGTTGGTGCGCTCGGCGAAGGCGTTCCAGATTTCCTCGGCATCGTCGGTCGAGGCGACACCCTCACGTGCGGCGATGGCGGTGTTGACCAGCATCTCGGGACGGGAGAGCGAGCCCTGGGCGTACTTGTCCGCAAGCGAGCGGACGGAACGCAGCAGAGCGTTGAGATCGGAGAACATGCTGTTGGTCTGGGTCATGTAGGCACCTCGGGGTGTGATGCGCCTTATGCTGGCACGCATCGGGACCAGTCCGCTGAAGCGGCGATACCCCACGTGGTAAGCGCGGGGTACTCGTTGCCTCAGCCGTAGATGCGGCGCGGCGGCTCGCTTGTCTGGCGAGCGACCACGACGCCATCCTTGCACAGGAACACCGCCTTGATCTTCGAGGCGGCGCGGTCCATGCGGTTGGCGTTGGCGGCGTACACATCACGCGCCTTGTCGGCATTGTGGTAGCGACCGAGCCACGCTGGCGCGTCGCTGGTGAACTCGACGATGACTTGGTACATCTGCCCTCCTCTCACTTCATGCCGTTGGCGAGGTGCTTAGCGAGCCACGCCTTGGCGGCACGCTCGGTGTTGAAGTAGCGGCTCTTCGGCACGCCGCGAGCCCAGCGCACGGCTAGGAACTGGGTGAACCCGAGCCCCTCCTGCCGTGTCACCTTGCCGTCGGTGCCAGCGTGCACCACGGTATCCTTCACCCCTGTCATGTATCCTCCTACGATAGCGAGTTGAGCACAACGTAGACGCTGTTGCGAGTGGAGATCAGTGTGCCGCCGCGTAAGCGGAACGTGTCGACGACGGGCGTGGTGGTGATGCGATCACCGGGGTTGAAGCGGCCGCGCTTGTCGAGCACGACGCGGCACGAGAGGAAGCGCTCGCCTGGCATGCTGCTGCTGGCAGGCACTAGGACTGCATCGCTGACTATGCAGTCGTACTGGATGTCGAGTGTGAGCATGTCAGCTATCCTTTACGATGAATACGTGGTCGAAGTTCTCCGGCGTGATGTAGCCGCACACGTGGAAGCCAGCCTTGACCGGGATGCGGAAGTCACCGGGGCGGGTGCGCCAGAGCTTGGTGGCACCGTTGCGACGAACCCTCCACTCCGCCTTGTTGGTCATGCGGGCGAAGATGCGACCGGCATCGAGCGCCTGCTCGATCTCTTGCAGGGTCATGTTATATTACCCTCGTGGGGTGAAAGGGTGCCGGGTTTGGGGCAGGCACCCGGCAGCCTGGATGGTTACACCGTCGCTCAGACGTTGGGCTTTTACACCGGCCCTTGCGGTGCGCTGCTGTCAGCGATGGTCAGGTGCGGGACCGGCGATCTGCGCAAGGCAGCATCCCAGTCCGTTTGCCCGCGCCCCACACAGGGGCAGTTGATGGGCGATGGGTTCCTTCGAGTCGTGCGGCTGGCAGCTACCCGCTACTGGTGGCGGGTCCGCACAATGCCGATGGTGCCGCTATAGGGAAACGCTGTTGAGGGTTAGCGCCGGCACTAGGTCGCGGAAACCTTGCACGGCAACCCTAACATACACATGGGAGTCACCTCATGGGGTTATGCAGGGGGCACACGAAGCCGCCTGCTGGGCACGCCAGCTCTACAGCATAGGCACCAGCGGTCGATATAGGCTGGCGAGCTGGCGTGTGATCAGCCGTTGTGCCAGATGCGGCGCGGCTGGGGTTTCGAGCGTTGAGCGAGGAGATAGGCACGCGCCTCATCTTCGGCACGCTCACGCGCTTCGCGGCGCTGCCGAGCAGCGTCGGTCTCATAATGTGGGTGTTTCATCGGTCCTTTTCCGTGTTACGAGTGCGATATATAATATAAACGGAAAAAGATCAATGATATCAATGCTCTGCATTAAGTAGGAAATATACGATTGTTTGTACAATCTTAATAGGCCAATGATTTCAAAGGGTTATGGTATTATAACATATATAAACTCGAAAACGGGAAAGGGGAACGGGGAATGGGCGGCACAACCTGTTCAGGTAGATGAACAGGTTGTAGTCCGGCAAAAACGCGTTTACCCCCAAAACCTGTATTTATATTATTATATTATTATATTATCTATATCTATCTGTAGAACCTAGCTTTTTTTTGTACTGAGCTTTTTTCCCAATATCAGCCTACTTACCTTTTTTTAGTACAAATCATGCCGAAATGGCACTTTTGGGGCCTATTTCGCCCATTTGGCCGTTTTGCGGGTTTTCCGAGCATTAAACTGTACACGTTCAGGTTATTGCAAATTGCGCCGTTTTTCGTGCCAAACAACGTCTCGGTTTGAAAATGGACAAACGCGGCGGGCGCAATAGGCCCGCCGCAATTCTCGTTATATTACGCTCAGTGAACTGCCGGCTGGTATGTGATGGCCAGCGGTGCAGGAACTGTGACATTAGGCGTATTGATCTTGACGCGAAGCGCGCCTAGCGCCGTCAGCAGTACCGAATGGTCGGTGCCGGTTTTCTTGGTGTCGAGTTTCAGGCGCTTGGTCAGCTTAACCAGCTCCGCCTGCGGGTCGACCGGCTTGTACACGCCCTCCTTAGAGAACTTCCAGAACTTCACGTCCATGGCTTCGCCGAGGCGGGTTTTCTTGCCTCGCACGAACTTAGGCTCATTACCTTCGAAGGTAACGGGTCCGAATTCTTCGAACCATGCCCGGGCCGCGTTGACACGCGCCATCTCCGAGAAGCTGGCGAGGAAGCGCGACACGACGTGGATGTCACCATATTCGCCGACATGGGCGAGCACGCTGCAAGCCAGCTTGTGCGCCTCGGTTTCAAGCCTCTCATTCGAGCGCGTGAACTTGATGGTTGCGGCGGCGATCTCAGCCGCCGTGCTGTACAGGTTCATTTTGGGCATCATCTGTCTCCGGTTGCGTTGCATGTCACAGCCTCGCAGGGCCGTGACGCCAACGCAAAGCGACAGGACCACAGCTTGCGCCGTGGTCCTGTCGGGAAACAAGATGGCCGCGCTAGGTCATGCGCCGCACAGCCCGAAACGCCTCGCACGATCATAAGCGTTCAGCCCTTGATCGTGCGGGACAGCGTTCCAAACATGCGGCGCAAGGCGCGGCAGGAAGGACATTTGTCAGCCTACTTCTAAACTCGGCGCCGAGTAGGCCGCATGGTGAGACGTTGCTAGTGTCCCGGTCCTGTCATGGATGACGCGTTTACAAGCGCGTCACCGCTCACTGTCCTGCCGATAGCCTTTGATCGTGCCGCAACATACGGGGCAGTTAAGCCTTTGAGGTTACGAACACAAACGCGAGGGTCGGTTAGGTAGTCTAGTGTGATGCCTTGCCAATATCAGCGCAGGTGAGTTTCGTTTCGGGGAGACCCGCCACCATGTCTCAGGTGACTTGTGGGTCTCAGTGCCGCACAGCCTCTCAGCTTCCTGCATCGTCCCCAGCCGCATCCCGCGCCAAGCGGGATCGTGAAGTAAGCTTGGGGTGAACCGGGGCCTCGCGGCGCTTGCGGTTCGTCCTTCCCCATAGACGGCGGGAAATAAGGGTCAGGGCGCCCCGTCGGGGTGTCTGGACAGGCGCCGGGGTGGGGGGCGGGTCATCTTTTAGGGTGTCTTGAAAATACCCAGCCTACCAAACCCTAATATACTAAAAATTCCTAATCCTGAAAAATTGGGACTCCTAACCCCAAAAATTCCTAAAATCTACCCAACCCCACTTCAGCACTTGACAACCCCACCGATAGCCACTAAATATTCCCCATGGCTAAGACTGTTTGGTCCAATCTTGATCTCAGGTACATACGCTGGGATGCCGCCCAGGAAGCCCTGAACGAGCAGTTGTACATCATCTTCGCGATGACTTGGTGACCCCAATGGGTAACAGACCACACTACTTCCTGCTGGACTTCTGTGCCACCATAGCCGAGGAAGCCATGGACACGCAGGTAGCTATACTCAGCCAGTTTTACTGGGGATGATCGACCCCCGACCCCCCACCGCTACCCTGATCGCGCTGCGGGCAATGTGCTGGCTGATTGCTCAGAGTAGCACTATTGCCGAGCTGAACCGGCTCGATCAAACACGTACACGATACCGGGGATGACCCTCTACGACTACACCCCGTTCCTGCTGGAGATGATCATCTCCGCCGCTGCCGCCTTTGCCATGCACTGCGAGCTTGAGATCGTATGGCCATACCGATGACTTACCTCGACCGCTGGTGCTGGTACGTAGCGGAGCAGGCGCTCGACAGCGCCATGGCTGGGCTCGGGATGGATGCGGCACAGGTCGTCGCTGCGTGGAGGGGGTGGGTATGAGCGATCTGCAGCGTGTGATCGCCAGGAACGCTATGTTCCTTGAGTTGAACTACTTGATCTACGGATGGCGCCTATGAAACTCACGGGTTTCCGGAAACGCTTTGAACTAGGACAGCTGCGCGCCAAGGAGCGGCTCGCTGCAGGCCACGCAATGCAGTGGGAAATGAGCAAGCTCCTTGATATATCCACGCGTGGTCCGCTGAGGTTGGACTGAGATGAACCGCTTCACTCCCGAAGATTATCTCCCCTTCTTCAACTGGAGTGCCGCCAGTATCTCTATGCTCGACTCCATGATGCACCTCGATTACGATGAAGGTTGGTTATGGGGGGAGTAATGACACTCACAATCGACGCTAATCTTTGTTGGATAGGGTGGACGCCTCGTGGGGAGCGGGGACTCTACGACTGGCGTACAGAGACAGAGCAATTTGCCGACCACATGATGGACTGGGAAATAATTCGCACCAATGTTCATGACCCTCTGAAGCTTACATCTGATACAATTTTCAATATGTTCACCGAGTGGAAAGCAAGGAACCCCTCCCCCGGTCAGGCCTACCAATTACCCCGAGAGGTAACCCGCTAATGCCGACGCAGACCAATTCCGACCCCGCTGCCCGTGACGACTATTGGTGGAGGGATTGGCATCGTCGTATTGCAGCGTGGATCGACAACATAGCTCAGCTGCAGTGGGAAGAGCTGGCCGGCAGAGAGCGAACCTGGGAATTCCAGCGAGGACTGCGGCGATGACTTGCGGCGAGCAAACACGTGCCGGCATTGAGCACAACCTCTTTCAAGTTTTCCTGACCCAGGTTGAAATGTGGGTCTCCCATCTCGCCACCCGGCAGTGGGAGGCGTTGGAGGGGCGCGTGCGGACGTTGGAGTTTTCGCAGGGGCTGCGGCGATGACGGTTGAGCAGGCTGCGGCGATGACGGTTGAGCATTTGAAGTTTCGAGTGTTCATCGATGAGCTTGCCGCCTGGGTTGCCCAGATCGCCTACGATCAGTGGGCAGGATTAGAACGGCGATGATCCCGAACTGGCCACTATACCCGTTAGACATCGCGATTGAGCGTATGGAGTTTCGAGTGTTCATCGATGAGCTTGCCGCCTGGGTTGCCCAGATCGCCTACGATCAGTGGATAGGATTAGAACGGCGATGACAGTTGAGCATTACACACCCCTCCGTTCGAACGTCTACACCGGCGCCTACAGATATTGGCCCTACGACGACACCGACCACGCAGTCGACAAATGGTCCGCGGAGCTGCTGCAGCAAGCCATCGACGCTCTGCCGCACGTGCCGGTGCTGTGGCAGTGGCATGACAGTCAGTGGCGCCAGCATCCATGGAGTTGCGTTATTCCCGGTGCCGGTGCCGCCCCCGACACTCCGGTGCTTCAGGACTATCGGGGTGGTTCGTTGGAGATCAGGGACTACGAAGCCGGCCCCCCACCATCGCCGCCCGTCGACGGCCTGAAGATGGTGCAGACCGGCCGCGTTCAGCTCATCAACATTTATATGGAGGTACCTAATGGCCCGATCCCCGTCCAAGGCTCCAGCATCTATACCTCGCAATCCGTCACAGGGAGAAAAGCTCCGGCGCGAGCTGGGGCTGATGACCCCCGGCGAGCTGGCAGCGATGCTGGAGATCAGCGAGTATACCCTGAACGGGTGGAGGCAGACCGGCACCGGTCCCGTGTTCGTCTACCTCGGGCGAAAGACCTACTATCGCAAGCTCGACGTGTTATCGTGGATCGACGACGGGCTGGTCCGCGCCGACTATGTTGACAAGGCCAGGGAGCATTTTTCGTGAGCGCTAAAAGCCCCATCGACGTGACCGCTTTTTCGGATGACCATCTGCAAGCAATGATCGACGCGGCGCGCTCCGAGTTGAAGGAGCGGGCAATCGAATGCTTGCTCATGCAGCCCTGTGATTGCGACCGCTACACTTGCAGCCGGTGCTCGGGGCTTCAACATCTCGGTTACAATTACAAGACCTATGTGCCGCGTGCTGAGCGCGCTGCGCCTGTACCGTAAGGGAGGATTTGATAACGATGACAGCCTGGATTTTAGGGGTGTGGCTGCTGACCGGCCATCCGCCCGGCACGCACTCCCAGCTCCTCCAGCACTATGCAGCATATCCCTCTGAGGGGGCATGCGTGCGAGTGCTCAACGGCCCCCGGTACCGTGGAGGGGACCGGCGGCAAATTCGTGGGCACGACTGGGTCGCCGTGGAGTGCAGATCGGGGCCCGCCGCTCACCTCGCTTATGACGCTCAAGTAGCTCGCCGATCCGACCCTGGGCGTGGGTGGCGGAGCTATCGCTGAGAGCTAATTGCACCTGTACCGTAAGGGAGGGAATGGTGAGCGAGCACTGGAGAACCTTTGGCGTGCCGATGGTTAAGTTGGATAGTGACCGTGTTCTCATTTGGGACAAGGAACAAAAACAGCTCGGCATCCGCCTCGACTATCTCGAACAGCTCTGGCGAGAGTGGGAGCATGTTGTGCATCAGCGTCCGCCGAATTGGCCGGGGTATGATGCGCCCGCGTTGCAACCGTCTCAAGCTGAGCCCAATCGGGCTGAAGAGTTCCGGGCGATGAAGCGCCGGTTGCTGTCCAAATAGTGAGCAAAACATGGGCCACGTGATGAGTACTCTCTACCGCAACACCTCTATTGCTCGCTTCGCGATCTGTGATCCCGGTAACGGCTTCTCTGTGGAGGACCGCAAGACTGGTCAGCGCGTTGGTTGGTTTCCGACCTATGCGCAGGCAGTCAAGGCGCGGGATAAAGCACGCGATGACAAAGGACTGAAAACCACGTAGAGTGCCGCGGCAACGGCCCTCTTGCCGCCCAGGAGATCAATATGCTGCCCACGCCACAAGTCGTGCCTTCATCCCAGAACCCGCAGAGCCGGGTGACCAAGATCGCCGCGGGCGTTGCCCCGGCCCGTGTCTCTCCTGCCGGCGAGAACGCCGCGCCGGACCCTGACTTTCGTATGATCATCACGGCGCCCAGCAACCGGCCGTACCTCGTGCAGATTTACGAGCCGCGCCAGTCGTTGGAGCAGGAGGAGGTGATCCTCGACGAGTTCCCCATCGACGGTGGGGAGACCGTGAAGAAGGAGAAGCGCAGCGCCACCGCCGCCTTCCGCTTCCTGCCGCTGACCGAGCAGGTGCGGGTGGAGCTGGAGAAGAAGCGCCTCGCCAAGGATGACCCGCTGCAGCTCACCGTCGGCCAGGAGGGGTTCGTGACCCCCGAGACCGAGGAGGAGATGGCTGCGGGTGAGCAGCGTCAGGCGGACTTCGAGGCGGCGGAGGATGCTCCTCTCGACAGCCCGCGCAGGCGCAAGGTCTCCGGCGGCGCAGAGCGCTCGGGCACTGCCAACCAAGAAGTACGCCGCGGCGCCGCGGACTCCGAGGGGCAGCCGGTGCGCGTCTCCGAGCCCGTACCGCGTGGCCACAAGGACGAGACCGTCGGCGAGCATCTCGCGCGGCGCGACAAGGTGGAGAAGCGGGAGCTGCAGAAGCAGAGCAAGCTCCGCACCAAGAACTATAAGAAGTAAAAAAGACCCTCGTGCCGCCACAGTGCCCCGGCGGTGCGGGGTAGGGGGAGAGCATGGATCGCCCTCCGCGTAGCTCTCCCCCGCCTTACCCCATGAGGTAACCGTGCCAGATTACGACAAGCTGTTTGCTACGGCGCTGTGGCTGCAGACCACTTTTGCTTGGGACACTATGAGGGCTCAGATGTCGACCCTCTTGCAAGAGCGGGCCGTTGCCGTGGCAGAGACTGCGTTAGGGTTGCGGCAGTGCTGAACCGCTACGTCCCCGCCGCATGGCAGTTGGCCGGTTATGAGGCCGAGATGGCTGAGGTGGCCATGATTGCTATCCACCAGCAGTTGATGCGGGCTAATGGCCTGAGACTACCTATTACGAACAGCTTGGGGCTGACGTGGTGCTACCGTTGAGGGGTTATCTATGAGCACGTGGGAAGAGCACGAGGTGCTCTTGCTGCTGTACCACCTCGCCAGTATCGCCATGGAGCTTCAGCGGCACGCACTCAGCATCAAGTCCACGCCCGTGGGGAAATCCTCTGCCGCGGTCCTAACTGCGCCACTCGTATATGATTACTCATCCGGTTTGCTATGTATTCCTGCAGTCCACCCTGGATGACGAGGCAGAAGTACTGCAGATCGTCCGCGAGATCGCTCCACGGGTGCAGCTTTTCTGGGAGGGAAGCGAGTTGACCATTCTTACGTTTGGCGAACCGATACTTACCAGCAAGGGCCATCACCAGTTTTGGGCATTGGTCCGCGTCGATAAGCAAAGCTGCACCGCCATCGCGCTGTTGCAAGAGCATGTTTTCTACGGCTTTGATCCTGCGGTCAATGGCATTCGTTGGGGCTGGGAAGGCTTGGAGACCGGCGTTTTTCAATACGTCGAAGGAAGTCTCCTCGTAACTAGTATTCTTTTGCCGTCCGCTTGGGTCGCCCACCACATATACGCTGTGACGTATGAAACGATCATTTTTAAGCGCGGGGACGAGCGCCTGCTGTACGTGCAGCTGCAGTCCGACATCTTCGGCTACGAGTTCCTGAAGAACCAAGCCACGGCCCTTATGGTCTATCTGGCAAATCAGGGAGCAGGGGTTCCGCCCGAAGTCTTGAAGGACGATCAGGGGGAGGCCGTGAGTTGGGCTGAGCGCAAAATGATCGCCTCGACTGCGCGCGTCATCTGTCAGCGCAACGGTGTGAAACTTCCTGTTGAAAGTACTGCGAAACACCGCGGAACCGGATGGGTCCGGTCCATACTGCGCATGAACATACCGGGTAATCCATTCCGGCGAGTGGCCGCGTGACGCACGCTCGTAGTAGATGCGCCCGCCCGGCAGGTTGGCGATGTTCTCCGCGTTCGGCTCCATGCCGCCCGGCTGGATGAAAATCTGCCAGTCTGGAGGGGTCTCTACCTCCATGAGATTGTGCCAGCTCGAACCCTCGGACGGCATGTTGGTGTCGGCGATGGCGCCATACCACGTGGGCCACTGGCCATGATAATCCTCTGGTTTCATTCCCATACCCGGATATCGCCCGCAACGGCCGAGCACTGGGGGGATTATGTCGGTGTCCATCTCAATAGCCTCGGAAAGCCAAGCACCGGTCAGCTGCATCGAGAGCAGACGGCGCTGATCTTCCGGGTCGTCGAGCGGAATGAGGAGCCACTCGCTGCGGACATCGCCGAAGTGGACGTAGACCGTATTGTCGGAGACCTTGTAAGCGACCAGTCCCTTCAGCCACTGCTCTATATCTTTCAGTACAGTGTCTTTGAGCTGCTTGAGTGTCTGCCGGACAATGGCGAAGCGGCTGTAGCGCAGCCCGTCTGGCGATGGGTGCTGTTCCATCGCTCGCCGGAGTAGCTCGAAGATGCAGCCCGTGGTCTTGCCGGAGCCCACAGGGCCGGCGATCAGCCGGAAGAAGGACTGGCTGCGCATGAACGCGCCGACGGTGGGGGGAGCGTCGAACCTGATTTTCGTGAGCGGGCCTGACAGTACGCTCATGGGTTCACCACCTCTCCCTCGATAAGTTTACCTTGCGGGGTAATATCTTGCTCCACCTTAACCTCGCCCCCCATGTTGATCGTGATTTGGAAGCGCTCGCCGAGTGCAGCGCCGGGGTTAGTATCACGCTGGCCAATGCCCACCTGCTTCTGCAGGGCCTGGAGCAGCTGCACCTTGGCAGTATCGCTGAAGGATGGGGAATGCAGGTACTCTTGGAACTTGAGCAGGGCGTCCTCAAGGATTTGCCATGTTTTGTACTCTACCCGTTCGCGGGTGTTCAGCGAGGAGTTCCAGCGTTCCTTCTCCTCAATCAGCATCTCCTTGAACTGCGGGTGCTGGATGATGCTATCCCACTCAGCGACGCTCAGATCGAACTTTTCAACGATTGTTTGCGGCTCCATGATGTCAACCGCCAGCTCTCTGGCGACGAGCCGCATCTTGCGATCTATGTCCGAAACCGGGATGGCGATATTTGTCATTTGGGACGAACCATGGCTTAATGGGTTGGATTTCGCCGTAACATAATATAGTTGAGGGTCGATGGCGACTGCGCTCCCACTTTCTCCGCCCACGGCACCCTCCGGCCCGCCGATGCTTCGCGTAGTTACCCCGCAAGGGTTAGTGGAGCACGAGCGCGCGGCTGCGGCAGCCGCGGTGGTCGACGATCAAGACACGCGGATGGATGAGCTTGCCCGGCACATCCGCACCGAGTGGGAGGTGATGCGCAACCATCGCAACAGCGCATCCGGCTGGAACGAACGCCTCATTCATGCACAGCGCGTATTCAACGGCAAGTACGATCCCGACCAGCTCATGTCGATCAAGCAGTTCGGCGGGTCGGAGGTGTATGCGCGGGTGATCGCCCTCAAGTGCCGCGGCGCGAGCGCGCTCCTGCGCGAGGTGTACCTGACGACAGATAAGCCCTGGGGGTTGGAGCCGTCGCCCGAGCCCGTGCTGCCGGACGACATCATGGCCGACGTGCAGGCGTTGGTCGCCATGGAGGCGCAGTCGCAGATCGCCGCGGGGCAGCCGCTCGACATCAACGCACTGCGAGATCGCACCAATTCGCTGATTTCTGCAGCGCGCAAGGCGGCCAAGAAAAAGGCTGCGAAGGAAGCCAAGGTTGCGGAGTCTAAGCTCGACGACAGGCTGTCCGAGGGAGGCTTCTACTCGGCGCTGACCGAGTTCATTACCGACATCCCGCTGTTCCCCTTCGCCTGCATCAAGGGGCCGGTGGTCCGCGTCGTGCCGGATGTGGTGTGGCAGGAAGGTAAGCCGATCACGCAACAGCGCCCTAAGATGTTCTGGGAGCGCAAGAGCCCGTTCGACATCTATTGGTCACCCGGCGCGTCGCATATCAAGGACGCGGCGGTCATTGAGCGCCAGCGGCTGACCCGTGCGGACCTCAACGATGTCATGGACCTCCCAGGATACAACAAGGTCAACATCGAGCGCGTGCTTGACGACTATGGACGTGGGGGTCTCTCTGGGGACTGGATGGACTCCACTGACGGCGAACGGGCGGAGGGTGAGTCCAGGGAGAACCCTCATTTCAATCGGTCGGGGATGATCGATTGCGCCGAATTTCATGGGAACGTCCAAGGGCGCCTCCTACTCGATTATGGCTTCTCCGCAGAGGAAATTCCAGACCCCCTGCGCGATTACTTCGTTCAGGCGTGGTTGGTTGGCCGATATATAATCAAAGCGCAGATTTCCCCCAACCCTCGCAAGCGTCATCCTTACTATATCACCAGTTTCGAGAAAGTTCCAGGGACACCTATTGGGAACGCACTCCCAGACATCTTGTCCGATATTCAGGATGTCTGCAACGCTACGCTCCGCGCGCTCGTCAACAATCTCTCGATTGCTTCTGGGCCGCAGGTGGTCATCGACGAGGAGCGGCTGTCTGTGCTGGAGACCGGCGACGAGATGTACCCATGGAAGCGCTGGCGCACCAAGTCGGACCCGATGGTGCCGCAGACCGGCTCGATCAAGCCGGTGGACTTCTTCAGCCCGCCCTCGCACGCGCAGGAGCTGGTTGGCGTCTACAGCTTCTTCCAGGGGCTTGCCGACGATCTCTCGGCGATCCCGCGCTACATGAGCGGCTCGAACCCCGGCGGCGGTGCCGGCCGTACTGCGTCGGGGTTGGCTATGCTCATGGGCAACGCCTCGAAAATCCTGCAGATGGTGGCGCAGAACATCGACCACGACGTGATCAAGCCCTTGCTCGAAGGGCTCTACGACATGATCATGCTTACCGACCAGAGTGGGACGTTCCGCGGTGATGAGACTATTCGCGTGCGTGGCGTTGAGGTGGCTGTTCAGCGCGAGACGGCGCGGGTCCGGCAGATCGAGCTTCTGACCGCCACGGCCAACCCGTTCGATCTTCAGATAATGGGGCCGCAGGGCCGCGCCAAGCTGCTCCGCGAGATCGCTAGTACGGTGGGGATCGGTGAGGACATCGTGCCCGCGGAAGAAGATTTGCCACCCGTGGCAGCTCCGGGTATGCTGCCGCCACCGACAGGAGACGTGGCCGGGCCACAAAACATGGACTTGGGCGTTCCAGAAGGGAACGCATCTCGCGCCATGACAGGAGGATCGTGATGGGTCGCTCGCAACGCCACATGCTGGAGTTCCAGGGGCTGACCGCCGACGGGCGGTTCAAGCCACGCGCCTCCGCCCTGCCAACACGCACCGGCACCGTGACTGTGGGCCAGACCCAGACCGGTACCAACGCGACTTTTACCGGTTCGGGCACCGTGACCGTCACCCGCGCGTGGGTGCGTAACAACGACGAGATCAGCGGCCAGACTGGGGCGACCTACGCGCTCGCCGCCGCGGACCAGGGCAAGCGGGTCCGCTTCCGCAACAAAGCGACCAACCTCATGGGGACTACCATTCTGGACAGTCTCCCCACCGGCGTGGTGCCGTAACCTTACCCTGCGGGGTAACTGCGAAGGGACTGACCAATGGCGACGTTTACGAGGCCAAACATCTTCTCGCTGAACCTCTGCAACAAGGTGTTCGACCTCGATACGGACACTTTCCGCTGGGTTCTGTCCAATACCGCGCCGGTCCTCGGTTCGACTAACCTCCTCTCCAACGTCACCCAGATCAGCACCTCGGGTGGCTATACGCAGATGACGGACGGCGCCGGCGGCCTTCTGGCCACCATGGCAGCGCTCTCTCAGACAGGTGCGTCGACCAACGTCGGCATGTCCGCGTCTGTTGTGCTGACAGCCACGGGCGCCGTGGGACCATTCCAATATCTCATCTTGATCGACGACACTCCCACGTCGCCGCTCAACCCAGTCATCGGGTGGCTCGACCACGGCTCTGCCGTGACCATGGCCAACACCGACACGTACACCATCCCCTCGGGCAACCTGCTCGTTGTGGGCTAACAGGAGAGCCAGATGGCAAGGCACGCTAACGATTTCGAGAAGAAGCTCGCTGACGTGGCAAAGGAGCGCCAGCGCCTCGAAAGCCAGCTGGTGAAGGGGCAGGAAAAGCTTCGCGGCATCGACCGTCAGGCTGAGCCGCAGAAGTACGCCGACGCCCTCGGTCCGGT